TACATTAAACCCTCTTTGGGTCTACTAAGTTATATCAATAATTAAATTGATTTATAAAAATAAAAAATAGAGTTGACAAGTATTCTTTTTTGTAATATAATAAAATTGATGTGAACGATATCGTTTTCAGCGGTTAGCTTGGAAAAGAAATAACCTCCCACTGCAATGGGAGGTTATTTCTTATTTATTTTATCGATCAGTTTCATCGCTCATAAATACTTTTTCTTCCTTCCCCTCAAAATAAACGTTTGCGGAATCGATCAGAGTGCAGAGCGATTCAAAATTGGATACTTCCCGCGTCGCATAAAGCCCGTAACCGCGGATCAACCCCAGCGGAATGTTGATGATAAAGGGAATCAGCCGCACGAGCGCAAGGATAAGTACCTGCATGGAAAACGCGCTCGCCACGTCTACCACCGCAAAGGAAGCTGCCAGCGTCGTGATCAGCGAAATCGCAAAATGCAATTTGCTGTCCGTGCTCTTCTTTTCCTGCGCGGAAGAAGCAACGGCAATCCTATGAAAGGATACTTTCCGGGAACGGGTAATCATCCAGGATTCGAGTTTTACGGGCAATATTTTATTGGTTCTCCAAACGACTTTTCTCTCATGTTTGGACAGGTCCGTTTTCTCAAGCGCCTTTTTCCCCAATCCGAGGTATTCCCGCTCGTATTCTTCGTAACTCATGGATATTTCTGTCAAAGAATTGGTGCGGGCTGCCTTCAGTTCGCCGTGGACGTACCATTCGCAAAACTCGTTAATTTCCGTTCCGTGATTCTTGATCAGCCCGTCGCGCGCTGCTTCGTACCGCTCTTTCGCCTGGATAAACGACTGCGTCTGTTTTGCCCGCTCCGCGCCGATCTGCACGGTCAAGAGAAACATGACGTAAGCGCAGGTAAAATAGATGATACTTTGTAATAGAAGATCGCCCGCCTGTTCCAATCCTCCCGCGATGCCGAAGGAGATCTGCGCGAAGGTGACGAAGGCGTAGACGATAAAGTTCATCACTGCGCCCCCGATATAAGCACCCATGATGCCGCCCTTTACGGTTGACAGCTTCACGCCCGACTGAATCTTTTTCGGGGCGAGATTATTCATGTCGAAATCGAATTTACTCTCCATGTTTCACCTCGTCCACGCCGTAAGCGATCCTCCATGCCTCCCGGTCCGGGAGCGCGCGGGCGGTATTCCGCTGTAAATTCTGCGTATTCCCGTTGACTGCGATCCAGGCGTTCGCGTAATAGACGTCCGCGACGACGTCAACAAAGTAGGAAAGAATGCTGGCGACCAGCGAAACCGCGCAGATCAGCAGCATTTCCTCCGCGAGATAAATCATCATCAGCGAGAAGATCATGAGGACGGCGCTCATGACGAGCGTCGCCCTCTTCTCAACCCATTTCAGAAATATGTTCTTGAATGCGATCAGACAGAAAAACAGCAGGATATAAGCCCAAAATCCGAACGCAGAGCCGCCTGACATATACGCCTTATTGTTGACCGCAAACAGGATAATCATGGGAATGCAATAGGTCAGAAAAGCGTATATGCGGTATAAACGGCATTTCCCGAGATTCGTCATTGTCACACCCCCGCTTCTTCCTTGATATCCGTCAGGATCTTCTGCGCTTCGTCTCCCTTCTGCGCGACGATATAGCTTTCCAGCGCGGAAATCAGAAGATTCTGCCGCTCCAACACCGTTTGAGACGTATTCTCGCAAAGGCACGACACCGCCGCGCCGCTCTCCGCCCAGGCTACCTTTGCCCCCTCTGTTAATTTCTTCAGCATTGCATGGAGCTCCTGCAACTGCGTGATTACTTCGGAAAGCGCCTGCTTGTCTATCTTGAACGCCTCCACCGCTTTTACGACTTCGTCGCCCAAAAGCGCAGCCAATCCGTCTTTGATCTGCCCTACGTCCGTGCTTTTCAACAGTTCCTGTAATTTTTCATTTTCCGTTTTTAATTCCGCATACACGCCCTGTAACTGCTTATAACGGGAATGATTCTTCAGGAAGGGAAGCAACAGCGCCAAAACCGCCAGAATCGTGCTGCCCGCGGTCACAAGAAGCGGCAAAATCGTCGTCGTAAAATAGTCCATGCTTTCCGATTCTTTCAGCTTTTCCAGCAACGCGTTCAGCTTGTCTTTCAGGCTCTCCTCCTCTGCATCCGTCGTCTGATCTTCGGGCGGAGTTACAGGCTCCTCCCCTTCTGTCCCCGGCGTTGTATCCGGCGTTTCCGTTGCGGGCGGTTCGGTTATTTTTTCCGCAAACGCCGCGGTGATGGCAAAAGCGCCGCACGCCAAAACCATAAATGCAACCAACAACACAACTAATTTTTTCATAATCTTTCTCCTATTTGATAATTCTTTTTTTCTCGAGCGTTTTCACGCGTTCGTCCAGTTCATTGACTTTTTTCTCTACGTCCGAATAAATATCCGCCTCCCCGATTGTCGTCACGATCAACGGCTCAACCGTATACTCGCGGATCCGGATTCCCTTGTACAGATGCACGACGCTTCCCTTGATCTCCCCGACCGTCAGCTGGTCTTTCTGAAAGACAAGGCAGCCGTTCGTGACTTCCTTAGAGAAATGATATCCGCCCAGTTCCCCGACAAAATAAAACCTCCCGCTTAATTTCGGGAGACCTACGTCGATCACCGTGTGCTCGTCGTCCGTCAGATAAAGAACGGGACTGTCGTATCTCGACAGCCCCGCCGCGCTAAGATTCAGTTTCATTTCTGTCCTCCTTTTCTTCCACCTCGTCCCGTATCCCGAGCGAGGGATATACTATGATTGTTTTCATCTTCACGTCTCCGGCATTTTGTAAGTAACCCTGTCGACAGTGACCTGTTTGACAGGCTTTCCGTTCCATTCTGTCGTTACGGTTCCGTTGATCGTCAAAGTGCGGATAGTTTTTGTCTCAGGCTCTTTTACAATATTTTCATCCAGCCACGAAAAGAAAACATCATCTACTGTCTGTTCTGCCTCTCCAAAATCAACTGTTTTGTAATAAGTGTTTGCCCATCCGTCTGAATCGTAAACCGTAGTAAAAACTCCCCCTGAAAAGTCTATTCCAGTGCTGTAAATTAGAGAAGGACTTATAATCATTGAGTGAAATGAAGTAGACTTAGGCTCGTCAGGACATGTGTAATCAACTACCTGAAAAATATTAGAAGGAAACTTAATCGAATCCTTGAACACTTTTATTCCGCTAACTGTAGCCATAACTAGACCTCCACCTTCTTACTTTTTACGATGATGGCTCCGCTGAAATCTCCCAGAGGTTTCATCACAAGTTTTCCGTCTTTTATTTCGGAAAAGGCATTTTCCCATGATCCAGTCGCTATCAGACTAAATAATTTGTATCCGGGTTTATAATTGACTGAAACATAGATTTCATCTCCTTTGAGTATAACCTCTTTCCCACTGGTCTGTACCAGCACAGTTATATCTCCGCTCTGTATATTTACTGTTTCTACATTTTCATCAAAATTCACCGTCAATGAATAAGTACCACTTGCCATATTTCACCTCACAAATTATTGATTGCAATGTCAACTGTTCCATCATCGTTTTCTGTTACAGTTGCATTCGGAGAAGGAACATTGACATTCACACTTGCAAATTGGGTAACATCCGCAGTTCCGTTTTCCGTGATCTCTTTCGTTCCCGTCGGAATAATGTAATTCGACGGAATGGGATTTACCGTGACGCTGGAAAGGAATTTCCCGCTTGCAGGCGTTACCGTCTGCGTTGATTTCGTCGGCGTAGCAGATTTTGTCTCTGTCTGGATCGCCCCGACTGTGACAGAGGTCAGATACTTTCCCGTTGTTGGGGTAATTATCTGTTCGCTGGTGCCAGGCGTTACCTCCTTTGTCTCCGTTTCTATCGCGTTGACCGTGACTTGAGATAGACCATCTTTCCCAGATGACGGAGTTACTGTCTGCTGCGAAGTCGTAGGAGTTACCGTTTTGCTCTCTAAATTAAGTTCGCGCGCCTTGATGTAATACAATATATCAGAGCCTGCTTTTACAGCCTTTTCACCTCCAGGATTAAGCGTTTCGTCAAAAACTCCAGAAGTATTGGGAGCATTGTACAATGTTACCGCATCAACTGTCACCTTGCTTAATCCGTCGTAACCTTCGTCAGGCACGATCTCCTGATCGGTTTTTCCCGGCGCAACTGTTTTTTCCTGTAAAACGGGCTTAGGTGTTATTGGTTGAGCAAAATCCGTAATAAAGTCAATAAAACTTTTCGGAACTGTTTGGAATTCTGTCCCAAAATCGACCGTTCTATATGATTCATTTACCCAACCCGCACCGCTAGCATCAGACCAAACAGTCGTTGTGTCATACTTCATTGTTGTTTCGTTTCCATCAAAACTATTATGCAAAGAAGTAAACTGCTTTCCATTTGATGTAAAGTTGACATCACAATCGACAGAATCCATTGTAAACCCATCTTTTTGGAACTCCCAAACGCCACGAATCGTCCCAGTTTGTGGTATACTAACATTTACGTTGGCATATTGCGTGACGTCTTTCGTCCCGTTTGTCGTTATACGCAGTGTCCCCGCAGGTGTAATATACTCCGCGGGAATTGCATTGACTGTCACTTTGCTGAGCCCGTCGTAATTCGTATCGGGAGTGATGTTTTGAACGCTTTTTGTAGGCGTTACCGTCTTTTCCTGTAAGGTAACACCTTCTCCCGCATAATTCCCCGTTACGCCCAAAATCTGAACCCCGCTCCTAATATTCCCCGCTACTATGTTTTCAGGATTTGCTGGCGTTACTTTGATGTCTTTTTCACAATACTTCCCCGAGGTTAAGAGTTTGATTCCCTCTACCGTTGTTATTTCTTTTTCAAAGGTAACCCAATCAGTAGTAGCATTTTCAGATAACCACGAATATACAATGTCTGCAACTGTTTGTTCAGATTTGCCGAAATCAATGTATTTATACGAATCAGATAAAACATACTCGCCATTTTTATACACTAGATCGCTTTTAAGCGATTCACCCGAAGGATAAAGATACCAAAGGTATGTAACGCTATTACTATCCCTATCGGCAGAAAGGGACAACCTAGAATACTGTTTATTATTTGAGGTAAAACTACAATCATAAGAAAACCCACCTATATTTTTTTCTCCCAACCCGTTTCCTGTTAAAACATCATTAAGATGCCATTTCCCGCTTATTATAGCCATATCATTCCACCTCCCCGTTATAAATCGGTATGTTGATAAACGCCGTTCCGTCAGAGTTCACTTGTACAGGGAAATTCTGACCGTCCGACGATCCGCTTTGCGCCTTGATTCCGCCGACTGCCGACGTCGTGGCGACAGGCGTTTCAGTCAGCGCAGTCAAATCAGCCTGCCCGCTTACGCTCGTGTCGTTATCAAGCTCAACCTCGACGTTCAGGTTCTTTCCGCTTAGCGTTACGTTCACGCCGTCAGGCTTTACAATGGGCTTTGTGACGGGATAGCCGTCTGACGTGATTCCCGCTTTCTCCGTCTGCCCCGAAGCCGCAGAGGGCATTTTTACGCCGCCTAACGCCGTATTTGTCGCCTGCGGTAAATCATACCCCATAGATGTTAAATCAATCTCAGGTATTTGAATAGTATCATTACTATTTAGAGTAATTGTCCCGCCAAGTTTATTATTTGATAGCGATAACTTAATAGATTTTACATCATCATTATAAGCGCCGATTCTTTCATAGGTATACGTATAACTTCCATCCGTAAATACGACAAAATCATTTCGGTTGCTTACATTTGAAGAGGTTGCAGAGGCATAATATTGTCCACCTAAAACAAAAATTTTATTTGATGTAGACAAACAAACACAATTGAAACTACCATTTATAAGACTGTTAGATAATTTGCCTTTATCGGAAGCCCATATATATTTTTGAGAATAATACCGATACTGAAGACTTAATTGTTTATCGACCGAGCTTTCTCCAAAAATATATACAACATTATGAAGTACACCAAGAGCAAAACCGGTTTTTGTTTTATCATAATATTCCGAATATAAAGTGTAAACATTGCTTTTACTATTATCCGCAACATTCAACCTCATAAGTCTTGTAGCAAGAGTAACAGCATTATTTACGCCCGTCCGTCTCATGTAATAAACATACCCGTTATCGTAAACAATATTTGTTCCATACCAGTATTCACCTGAAGTTATAACATCCGTTCCAGTATTAAAAGTATTTGTCGCCAAATAATAAGTAATTATTTTATAAGCACTTCCACTACCAGAAAGCAAATACATATTCCCGTCTCCGTAACAGATAGCATTTATCGTTGAAACAGACGAATAGTTCAAATCTTTTTTTTCATAAGACATCGTTTTGATGTTTAATACAGAGACAAATGAGTCTGTCTTAGAAAAGAAATATAAGCTGTCGTCGCTTCCGCACATACATGTATACGAAGTTTCAGGATACATATAAAATTCTTCATAGGTGCTATCTTCAAATATCTCATACACTTTATTGCCGCTTTTTACAAACATTCTATCTCCGACTGTAGTCGCAGATTTTCCCGGCATAGTATTATCATAGAAAGTGAATGTACCGATATTGTTTACTGTAATCTTCTCGGTAAACTGTCCGTTTTTGTAATATAACGCTCCCGAGTCTTCATAAAAGTCTGCGCTTTCTTCACTCGGCGAAACAACGGCTCTATGGATGACTTCATTCTGTTTTACTCCGGCGGAAGAGACTGCTTCGTCAACATACTGCTTTGTCGCATAGTTCGTCAGTGTCTGCGTTAAAACCGTGCTTGTTATGTAGTTCTGCAAGGTCTGCGTCAAAAGCGTCTGCGTTACATACGACGCAAGCGTGCTGCTTAGTTCCGTCTTCGTCACGTACGCGGAGAGGTCGATCTCTGTCGAGCCGATGCGCTCCCACTTGTTGTTCGTGTAAATCCACTCATCGTAGCTGTCCCCCGTCGCACCGTCTTCTTTCGGCGTTAAGTAAATGATATTTTTAGACGGGGATTCTACGTCCGGATATCCCGTATCAGGGTTTATAGCGACGATCTCAAACGACGAGCCGGAGATCTGGTCAATAAACTCTTTCACCGCGTCGATCACGGTGTCGGTAATTTCTCCGAGGTTGTAGACTACTTCCCACTTCGTCTCATCGATTCCTCCGTCCGAAGTCCAGGGTTCCGTAAATATGTCGCTTACCTTTGCGCGCATGATATAATTATCTGTTCCGCGACGGAAAAAGTAATAACGCCCTGAATACATAACGACGGTAGACGCAACCCCGGGGGTTCGGATAGAATCCGCACCGACCTGTTCTCCGTCCGTAATCCTAACCCAAAGTTTATTGGTATCCTGTACTGCTGTCTTATATTGTGCCTGAAGCGTGTCGATATCTTCCTCATTCTGCGTAACTCTTGCTTTCAGCGGTTCAATCTCGGCGCCCCATTCGTTTCCGGTATCAAACGAAAATACCTCTCTCCAATGCGGCGGGTCTGCCGTTTCTTTCCCGGGTTCGGCATTCCCCGGCGCAGTGTCTGAATAATAAAGCGTATCGAGGTGAATTACATATTCCCCGATCCCGTACGTAAAATAAGAACCCCATTCCTTAATAGACCGCGCGGGGTATTCTCCGTTCTGCGCTTTCCCCTCGTGCTCGCTCTGCGTCGAAATGATATACGACAGCTGCTCCATGATCAACGTATACGCGTCGTCTGTCGGTGCAGAGGGCAACCCCGCCGGAATCCCTTTTTGTACCGTAAAGGAAGTTTGAGAGGTCGCAATCACCTCGTTATGCCTGTCCTCTTCATTCTCTTCATTTGAGTTGTACAGCGCGAAAAACTGCGCTTTCACTACCCCGGCGTACTGCGTGACCGCCGAGGGGACTTTCAGCTCCCACGTGTTCAGCACAGCCCCGTCCAGCTCCACCGGTACGTCATTGTTCATCAGCAGCCCTTTGTTCGTCATCAGGTACGGACCTGCATACACGCCGTGCGGCAGCTGAAAATAGGCGTTTACCATGTTGGAGGTAGCAAAGGGAGCGACGAAGATCACTCTGTTTGCCTCCGCGCTCCCCTGATAAACCTGTGTGGGGTACGCCTTAAAGATCGTACCCTCTCCGTCCGCATAAAATATCATGTTTATTCCTCCGCAACGGGTATCCCCGTAAATTCAACGTATTCGTTCAGAAGCGACTGATTGTGATTCAATTCGTCCGAAATTTTCTCCTGCGTCGCTTCATACAGCTTGGAAAGGAAAAAATCCCTGTCCTCTTCGTCAGCGAGCTCCTGAGCCGCTAAAATCGCCTCTAACTGCTCCGTATAGCCCTTGACCGCTTCCGCCTCTTTCTCCGCGTTGGCCTGTAACGCCTTCGCCAGTCTCATAAATGCGCACGTCTTTTCATCCATTTTCTTATCCTCCTTTTATTCAACGGCTTGCGTATTTTCTTTGAACCACTCATACTCTTTTATTCCCACCGAACTGTCCGCAGCCACCTCGATATTTCTGAAAGCGGCATTTGTCCATTCTCCGGCGGAATTATAGACCTCATAACCTGTCCCGTCCTCTTCGCTGATGTACGAAAGACTTGTCGTTCCTGTTTCGGAATTATACGTACAGGACATTCCGGTATAACTTTGGTTGTTGCTTGTAAACGCAAGCGTTGTGATTTTAACATTTGCAGGTACGGCATAAACCACCTCGCTGAACCGATACTTGCCCGCTTCGATCGTCATCGTCTCCTTGAATATATTGTGTACAATGGAAATGCTCGGCAATATGATCAGCTGCCCCGCGTATACGTCCATGTTGCAGGCAATCAGAAGCCGATCGCCGACGGGGATCTTCTGCGTCGTCACGTTTCCGTCCTCGTCCTCTACCGTGATCTCCGTATCTTCCTGATTCGGCGAATAGACGATAGCCCATGCTTTCCCCTCTACGCTCGCCGTAATCTGCCCTAAACGCATGACCGTGCCGTCTACCGTCACGTCTTCCGCGCCCGTCCAGGCCTGCTGCGTCATTTCGCTTACGTCGACGAAATCGTCAAACTTGTTGATTCTGTGCGGAGAAATGAAAAGCCCCGCGGGATTATCCCTGTCGGAGCCTTTGATCAGCGGGTTCATCGCCGCCAGCGCAGAGCCTATTACAATGTTTTTCCGATTCGTCACAAAACTCGCCTGATAGGTGAAGTTCATTATCTCGCGGCTGTCTTTGCGGTAGAGTATCGGAGTGTTTACCGCACTTATGACTGTTTTTATGGTCGGAATTTCCCTTTGTTCTTTCGGGAAGTCAAGCGCCGCTTGCAGATACGCTTCCGGCGTTGTGTACGTCATTGACGTCACCAACTGGAAGCTGAGCCAGTACATTCTGCCGTAATAATCGCCGTAAGGCAGATACTGCTGCCAATATCCAGTTACTTCGTTATTGCCGCTCATTACATTATGCTCAATACTCCGTGCCCCTGCCGAATAATTGTCTTCCGCTGAAAAGGAGAAATTCATCGTCGTCCCCATTGCAGTAGATAGTACAGGCATAATGACAGGGTTTTCATACAGATTATTTTTTCCCTTGTCTTTTCCCCAAACGCGCGCCGCCGTAATTTTAGCGTCTTCGTGCACGTCTTGTGTGAAAATTGCTTTCAGATAATAAAAAAACTGCGTGGGATTCAGCAGCGCCTGTCCGTCGTCTTCCACTTCGTTACCGATCACCAGATAATCCGTGTAAAGCGTTTCTCTGCGGAACGCCTGCCGCTCCGACACTTCGTAAAACCGCTTATAGCTCGGTACGTTGATATACTGCGACAGCCTGTTAAAGTCTTTGGAAAGCGTAAGCTGTACCTTGATATAACTCGGCATAAATTCCGTAAATACCGCGGAGATATAATATTCATCGTCAAAGAGCTGCCCCGCTTTCGGTATCCTGTTCAGGTTGTATACCATATACGTGAGCGTCTTTTCCACGTTCCCCAGCCGCGCGATAAGTCCCTTCATGTTCTCGCCGTAATAAGAGGTCTCTATCATGTTCGCCCCCTGATTATATGGCAGTGCAAACGGGTGCTGCATTCCCACGATATACTGCTTTGTCTGCGTCACTCTCGTGGAAAATATCGGTATGTAGGTGATCTGGAACATGAGCGTCGGATAGTCGATATTATAAAACCAATCGAAATTTTCTCCGCTCGCCGCTTCCAAAATATTGATAATGGCGTACTTTTGTAAGGTATCGCTGATTGCGTCAGGTACTTTGAAATTCAAGCCCCTGATATTCCTTTCCCCTTGCGTGTAGTAAACCCCGTACGCCTTGCTGGTCGGATACGTTACGCTGTAAGAAGATAAATTCGAGTTATAATCTACCGATTCAAACACATACGGCGTAATATCGCAGGTTGTAAGTTTTCCGTCTTTGATATAAGCGCAGGTCAGTTTCTCTACCTGATAAACGGGGAAAATCGTCTGAATGAGCATATTCTCATCTGTGATACGCACATTCATGGATTCTGTCCTGACAGAGCGATAACCGCCCGCAAAGGGCTCCATAATAACACCTTTCGCCCAGGAAAGCTGACTGACAAGATTATCTACCGAACTGTCGAGATTCGTCGCATAGTGATTGATATCCTGACAAACCATTTTTCCCGTATACGGCGTTTTATACATATCCGCATAGTCATTCATTCCGTATTTATCGAAGTAAATCACCCCGTTTCTAAGCCGTGGCTCGGCATGAATAAAGCCCACTATCTGCTGTAACCTCTCGCGGAGATTCTCCTTTGTAAACGCAAATTCGGGGGCTATTACGTTTTTATATTCCTCCGCCTGTTCCTCATTAAAAGTAAAGCGGTTGGGATAGCCGTCAAGGTGCGGCTCAATAAGATCAAGCGTGCGCTGGACAACATCTGTGATCGTCCATTTTTTGAGGGGGTAACGGTTGGATGCTGCGTTGATATCAAAATGTATAGTAGCTCTTCTATTTCCAGTTGACGAAGAAAAACGAACTTGATATTCCGCTTTATATGTACCTTGTTCTAGTACTACACTAAAAATATCGTCCCTATCCTCTGTCGTAAAAATTTGTTCACCTTCATAATAAATCGTAGTAGTAAAATTATACTCTCCAATATATGGACCCTCTTCATAATCAAATACTTGATTAGCAGAAAGGAAATTATAATTTTCTCCAACTTTTTCTGGCGTATAGTAATTTGGAGTTTTTACTGTTGCACTAATTCCATTATCAAAATCAACAACATATTGTACAGGAATTTTATTTTCTAAATATAAATTCCCAAGTGCATTAGTAAATACAATACTATCCCCCACTAACCCTTCTAATAGCTTTGTCTCTTCAATTAAGTATATTTCATGCTTGTAGAGCTTTTTATCCTTAATTGTAAGAACGGAACGATCATTTGCAATAACATAGTTAAAGGACTTCTCCGAAGTAATTTGACCGTAAGCGTTTTTCGTCCTGGCGTCAATCTGAACACGGGACAACATATCGAAATGCTCTTCTTTACAGAGTACCATTGTCAGATATGCTTCGTCTAATTGTTCATCGAGAAGATCAGCCGTCTTCAAGGGGAAAACCGCTTTCGGATAAAGTTTGCCGTTAATGCTGACTGTGAATGTGATTGACATATTTCATGTCCTCCTTAAAATTTTTTTATATGAAAAAAGCGCCCTTTCAGGCGCTTATTTCTAAAAAGAATATTCCCACAAATTTTATAAATTACTCTAATCTAATTTTTCTTTTAAAACTTCTATTTCCTCTTGTTTCTTTTTAATTTTTAGCTCAGTTCTTTGTCTTGTTTTTTCTTCTTTATTCTTTCTCCTCCGTTCATTTTCATCATCAGAACGAAAAGAATTATACAAACTTTTTGCAAAAATTGTTATTAAAATTAAAAATAAGATTGGAAGCATAATCGCACCAATAAACAACATAACATTTACAAAGTCACTAGGAAGTCCTGCTTTAATAATTGATCTAATCCATAGCACTAAGTTACGCATTTCAATTATAAGCCCATATATAAAACAAAATAGCAATATTGAAATAGCAATTTTCTTTTTCATATAATACCCCCACAAGAAATTTATTGCGCCGAATCATCATACAAATCTTTTTCGAGATCGTCAATTTCAACTTCCATTTTTCTTATTTTCCGATCCCCCTTATCTATACTATGAGATAATTCAATGAACTTATTATCCGTTGCTCTTATAAAAACAGCTTGGGATATTAAATATACTACTCCAATTATTAACCCCAAAAATAGAAAGTTAAATTTTCCTGTTGCCAACATTTCTAAGAGTAAATATATCATCCAAATGAGGTCGGCTATAATTCCTACGATCATATTCTTCAATGGTGTAATCTTTATCGCAATTATGAAATGTCACTTGATATCCATCGTCAAATGAAACAATACTTTTAGTAAAATAATCATAAGTTCCATCTTCAAGTCCTTCAAAATCTTTTAATCTTGAAAGAACATTGTTTATCGCCTGCATTTCATCTCTCTTCCGTTTGGATTACAGTTATAATATAATATAATTAAAACAATTTGTCAATATTTTTAGAACATTTTGTTATAAATTATTTAATAGTTCAACCTCCTGTTTGCAGTCCCCGCACGCACGTTATTCTGCGTAATCGTCATGCTTTCCAGTGTTCTGTTTAAGTCGATGACATTCTGCGCTTGTGCGTAAGAAATTGCCTGTCCTGCAATTCCGACAAGAGCTCCGACAAGCGCACCGGGCGCTCCGCCACCAACTGCCGCCCCAAGTGCAATACTCTCTAAAATTCCAAGCGCAGAATTTCCGATGTTATACATAAACTGCATTTTTTGTTGATATTCAGAAGCACCTGTTCTCAGTTCTATCGTACTGACTTGATGTGTTATAAGCTGCTGCGCAAAACCTTTTGCCGTTTTATAGATCGCTACTGCCGCTCCTACCTTTTGGGCGGCATCTTTCGTTATGGCATTATCTTTTTTCTTCTCCGCGGAGGAATTGGAGACGGGAGATTCCGTCTCCTTTTCTTTCTCGTCCACGTGGATATAGAGATGATATTCGTTTGTATTAGGCATGATCAGGCTCCTTTATGACGTCCACAAAAACAAATTCTGTTCCCGTCCAGATTTTAATGCTTGCGATTTGTTCCTGCGGGATAATCCAGAAATTCTCATACTTTTTCGCCTCGAATACTCCGTCGATAAATTGTCCCGTTTCTGCCGTTCCGCTGATTCCGTCTCCCCTGTAAGAAAAAGACGTCTTGACAACTTTACCGCCGGCATCTGAAAACGTGAAAGAATAGCCGACATAACTCTCTGGCAGAGTAAAAGAGATCACCCAGGCATCTGCGGGAGGCGGAAGCGGAACGATCGCCTCCTCGTCGTCTACGATCTCGATCATCAAAACGGTAAGCCCCGCGTTCTTTACGTATTCCCCCGCCATGCTCACGTCCGTTATCATGACATTATAGGTATGATCGGATGCAGCGCCCGGAATCACAGCTTTTAATTCATGCGCGACATTCTTATCCGCACTCATCAAAAAGCCGTAAATATAACCGATCGGGTCATTGTCGCGAAGCGCCGGGATCGTAAACTCCGCCTTGATCTGCGTATTTGCCGCGATGTTTTTTGCAACGCCCTTTTCGTCGTTGGAATAGACATTCGGCTCCGTCGTCGAGGTTCGGTTGAATACAAACGTCTGGAACGGCAGTTCCATTCCGTCCAGATAAAATTTGAAATCGCTGGAATTGACGCCGTTTTCCACGAAGTTGTATGTAAGATAGACGGTCATCAGCATGTATTTCCCAATAATCCCCGCGGTGGAAGATATGCCGGTGGCGGGAAACGAATACTCGAAACCGCCGTAATAATTGATTCCCTCTTCGTCCGTAAACTGCGCGCCTTTGTTCGCCTTGAAATACGAATCCACCACCGGGCGCAAGAGCTGCGGCATGATAAACTCGTTTTCTTCTGTCTCTTCCAGCGCAACAATCTCTTCGCTTCCGTCCTCTTTCTTCACTTTCATTTGGCGGGGCGGCGTCAAAGGGACTGCGAACTCATACGAGCAGTTATATACGCCCATCACCACGCCGCCGTTCGCCGTCGCCGTACTCGAATTGATGAGCGATAATATCCCTGAAATATAGTGCGTGATCTGGTTTCCCTGCCGCCTTCCGCGCTTGTACTTCCCCGCTTCCGACATCGTCGCGAAGAGGTATTTTTCATTGACAAAGCGGCTGTTCAAGCCGTTTTCCGCATTGAGGATTGCGTTCAGGTCTGTTTCAATCTTTTTCGCTATCTGTTTTAAGTTAATCATTTTTCAGTTCTCCTTGTAAATCGGCGGAAATTAACTTTATAATCTCCTGCATGGTAGCGTTCCACCAATGCTCGTTCGGATTCTGTTTCCCTCTCCAATACGAAGAGATCCACGGCTCGTTTGTGTAAACCATATACGGAGCGATGTTCTCGTCTACATAGATGTGATACGTGTTTTCGTCGCTCCATTCTCCCTTTATGGCGTTAAACGCGAGGTTCCCAGTATCTTTGGGCGCGAGCTTCCTCAGTGTATTAACAGCCCGAAAAAAGGCACTCTCTATTCGCTCTCGGTTAACCATAGGTCCTCTACCTGCACTAAGCGCATGACGTAATGAATGGCGGGGACGTCTTTCAGATAGCGAAAAGCCTCTCTGTTCCCGGATAAGATATCTTTCTCCACCTGAACGATCTGCCAGATGCTCCCGCCCTGCGTTATGATATATCCGCCGACTTTATAGCCCTCGTCGTCGTTGGTACGGATCGCGTATGTGGCGCCTTCGCTGTTCTCAAGATTTCCGAACAGCTGCTTATAAGCCCAGCTCTTCACGTCCACCGGCTCGTAATTGAACTCGATTCTCTCGTCGTCCGGACTGTTTGGCCGCGTCCTGTAATAAACGCCCGTCAGCGTCTGATCGAATCTCCCGCTTAAAATATCCAGATAATCGAACATCACAGCACCCCCATATAGGTAAGCGCCTTGCCCGTCTCTTTCAGCGGCGTCGAAAGAATTGTCTTTGCGGAATCGATCACGGCCGCCGCTTTTTCCTCCGGCTTGATCGAATACATCAGGTTCCCGACTTTCAAAAGATAAGGGGCCTGCTCTTTTAACGCCCTGAAAATAATGGGACGTGCCGACGGCATGTGCGCAATCAACCAGTCCTGCTCCTGATTATTGACGCTGTAATCATGAATATAGGCATAAATAATCGTGGAAACGTCATTGAGGAATTGCTCGATAATCATTTCCGGATTCGGCGCTTTCCTCTCTGCAAGCCTGGCACGCAAATCGATTCCCATGCGCAGGATTGCGGATTCCGTCAGTTTGTACTGTTCGGAAAAGCTGTCAAACACCATGTATTCGTCATTATACGGTTCGATGGCACAGGCCCTGTAATTGTAAAACATATTTTGCCTCCTGATAATGGAGCGGGCTTTGATCTCGGCTCAAAACCCGCAGGAAAAGCCGTTTTTAGGAAGGTCACGCCACAGTCACGGCGTTGGAAAGGGGCTTTTACGAAAACCCCTTAGAAAAAAACGGTTAAGACTTCTTAACCATGTTGATTGCCTGCGCATAAGTCGCGCTTGCAGTATTCGTGGACGTTACATTGACCGTCTGTGTGGTATAGCCGGAAGCCGTTACCTTCAAGGTTGCGGTCTTGCCTCTTCCGAGAATGTAAGTATAAGTACCGTCCGCATTGTTCGTGAAGCCGACAGGCTTACCGTCGCTGGTAATCGTCAGCAACGCATTCGTGATGGCGGGCGTTCCGCTTTCCGTTCCCTTGATCGTCGCGGTAACGGTCGTCACATCATCGCTTCCGTACACGCCGATCTTCTGCGTTTTGCCGTAGTTGACCGAAGCGGTGCCGTAAGAAGAAATAACTTCGTTAAAGTCCGCGGGAGCAACGATATTGCCGTTGGTATCGACCGGGTTGGTAAAGTTTTCAAGATCTGAAATTACGATACCGAGAGCAGAAGGACGGACGACGCCGCAGCCCCACTGCCACAGATTCTGAATCTTGGTTCCAACGCCGGAACCGGGATTGGGGATCGGGTTGATCGTCGTGTCGGCACGGCCGAATGCAGTTCCTTCCGCATTTGCGATGTATGCCTGGATCTTGTCAAATTCAGCGAACTGATCTGCGGTGATACCCATATACGCGGCTGCCTGTCTCCAATAAGAATCGGGGACTACTTTAATATACACACCCGAATACATACCGCGGATGAGATTCCCCTTCGGTCTGCCGTCTTCGGTGAACGCGCCGCGCAGGAGCATTTCCTGAGGGAGATTGCCGCCGTTGATCAGAACGCCGTTTTTAACTGAAAACAGCAGATCGAAAAACGACTGTTTCATGATGATGACGCAGCGATCAAGGTCATACTGAACGATCCCCTCCGCCCAGGAAGTCTGCGGGTTCGTCATCAGTCCGATCACCTTGTTCATAGTCTGCTGCAGATAACCGTCGTCGGTACTGGTGAGATCTACGTCGACGACGTTTGCATTCTCCGTCGTTGCTGCCCGATAAAGCGCCCCCTTGATCTGCGTGGCCATGATCGTGGAATCTTCCATGTTCGCGACGGTATCGGGAATCATACCCGTATACTGAGCGACAATCGGAAGCGAAAGCATGTTCTGAGACAGCTTATAAATGACGGTCGGCTGATCGTAGAGCTGATTAAAATACACGTCGAACCCGTCCGTCTGCGGCGTATTGGGGAGATTTCTGTTTTCCAGCCCGTCGTTGCCGGGCGTGCCGGGAAGATAACTTCCCGTATAGGGCTGCATCGTAATCGTACGGGGAACATAGGGAGGCGGAGCCATGATGGGCACGCGTACCGAAGATACGCCCTGTGCCTGCGCCGTCCTGTTCGTTACCCCCATTCCGTCGATAAAGATCTTTGCGTTGAGAAGGTTTCGCATCCATACGTTGTAGAGAGCGCGGTCCGTCAGAATGTCGTCTACATTCGGATAGTTGCCGTCCCCCACGCCGTACTGCGAATAAGCCTTGCCGAGGTTTGCCATGACCTGCGAATACAATCCGCGGTCGGAAAGTCCGTTTGTTTCAATTACTGCCATAATTCTTTACTCCTTTTTCAAATTTCATTTTCCGAGCAGGGCGTTGATTTCTTTTTCGCCGTACTCTTTTGCTCCCGCCATAGGCGGCTCTTTGGTCTTGAACCCGTATTTCTGATCAAATGAATCGGGTTCCCTGTTTTCCTTCGGCGTAAGCGCGGCGACCAATTTATCAATCGCGGCAATCAGCCGGTCGAGTTTATCGTCGCCTTTCTCTTCCGTCTTTTCCTCCGCTTTCTTTTCATCGGCCTTTTCTGCGCCCTCGCTCTCATCGACGCGGTCTTTTGCGGTCTGGGAATCTTCGTTTCTGGTTTCCTTTTCCTGCGCCGCAACGCTCTCGTCAATCCTGTCTTTTTCGGTCTGAGAATCTTCGCCCTTTTCGGCGATGTCTTCTTCGGCCTTTTTGACTTCCTTTTCGTCAGTCGTTGCCATTGTTTCTTCTGCCTCCTTTTTCTTTCTTTTCAAAAAATCAAACATTTTTCCTGCCTCCTTTCGGGCATAAAAAAAGCGCCTTTCGGCGCTCTATCATAAAAGCTGTGTCCGCGACGGATCATACGCTCGGTTATGCCGTTGCGAGTAGTCGATATAAATTTTATTCCACTCTACGGCTTTCTCCCTTGCCAGCTGATATGCCTTTTTGTCGATTGACCTGTTTTCGATCGCAAGCGTTTTATAATACCTTACTTTTCGCTCTAACGCCCGCTGATTCTTCGTGACCTGATATTCTCTCTCTGCCGTCTCTTCGTCATAGCGCGTAAATCTGCGCCCTTTTTCATAGGGAATTTTATAATGACGGCAGTTAAAGCCGAATAATCCGTTTTTATACCGCTTTCCCGCTTTCGTCGTATAATAATGATCGGTTGCGGCTTCGAGCGGCACGTATTTTCTCCCGTCGCTCGTCGTGCCGGACGTCCCGTCCAGGCTGTAAACGCGTCCCTGCCAGGGCCGGCACCGTTCCGAACAGTCCGCATGCGTGGATACGATGATCAGTTTTACCCCGTTTGCTTTCAGTTCCTCCAATTCTTCCTGATGCCTCGCATAACGCACTTCCATCTCTGCGCGGTTCCGCAGGGAATTTCTCCCGCTGATATCGTCCGGGTCTTTCGGAAATGACTTTACGAGCCTGTCTACAACCGGTTTTACGTTTTCTTTCAGATAATCCTGCGCGTATTTCTGCATAGGCACCCCGTAAAAGTCAGGCGGCGCCTGCGGAGCATACTGCCTTATGATTTCCTTCGCCCTTGTCTTCGGAAGCGTTGCTTCGCCATTTTCTCCAAGCACGGAAATGAACGCCGACGCGAGCAACAGGTTATTTCCCAATGAAGACCGGATGATGTTATACTGGTTGTTCGCAAATATCCAGAGACTTCTTTGCGCCACGGCCTTTAAAACCGGCAATTTAAGCTCTTTCACGGCATTTTTGATAATCACAGCCGCCAGTCCCAGAATATCATTTTTCGGCGTCAGGCGGAATATCTCCCGCTTGATCAATATTCTGATTTTCGTTTCCGCTTCTTCTATCGTCAAAGCCTGCGGATTCAGCTTGTCCGAAATAATCCCTTTCATTGAAGGCCGCCTCCATTGATTCCTGCTGTTCGTTTTTCAGCTTTTCCAGGTATTCCCTCGTTTCCGCCGCAGAGAGATTATTGATCGCCTGCACCGCCGCTTCTTTCGGTATCAGACCTGCCGCAAAGTTTTCACGGATATTCTGGTCTGATTGCAGTTTGTTCCCGATATAATCGGACAGCTTCAGCTCTACGTTGTCGTCGAGCCCTTCCAGCCGCGCGATCTCCTGTATCGCACGGTTGATAACAGGAAGAAATAAGCCGTGAAACTGTTTTACGCTCGCCCGCGTCAGATTTTCCTCCGCCGTAACCTCCGTCGCCGTTTTTGCGGAATTATCCGGAACCAGATGAGGAAAGATCGAAGTCGGAGAAAATCCCGCCCGAACGGCGGCTTCCTTCTGATATAGCTCCCACATCTCTCTGTACGCCGTCGATCTTATCTCAAACTGGACGGGCGTCGGCGCCATTTTATCCTTATCGAACATAGACGGCATGACATAGACGAACGATTCGTCCTTATATCCGTCCAGTTCCGCGGTCGTCACATCAAACGCCATGCCGGGATTCTGCGCTTGCAGCCGCGCCATTGTCTCCTGAAGAAATTGCTTCGGCACGAGGATCTTCCCTTCTCCGTTCAGAACGTCTATCATCGAGCCGCTGTAAACGACGTCGAGAGACCAGAGAAGATCGAGCAGACCATATAAGAGAGGATCGCCGAACGGCGCATCCGGCACACATGAATTTACACCCGTGCGCGTCAGCAGCCATACGCCGAGCCCGTCCGTGAATGGAAGCTCCATTTCTTCGTTCAGTCTGTTGATTCCGTTCCGCACAAGTTCCTGCTTTACCCGCGGAGGAAGATTCTCGAAAGATACTCCCACCTGATACGGAGACGGCAGCGTGGGAGAATTTGCCACGCCGCTCTTACGGAATACTTTGTAAACAATTACAGGTTTCAGGGCTTCGTTATATTTCCGTTCTTCCACCAGCCAATATTCGATCTGCTCTCCAATCTCCCGTTTCAGGTTTGAAAGAATAGAAACAAAAAAGACGGCGCTGTTTACATTCCCGGCGTCGTCTGTGGAAATCAGACTCCTGTCCAGCCTTACGGCCGACAGGGACAATCTTCCCAACCTGTCGATATCGATCTTGATCGGG